TTGGCAAAAGTACCCGTTCTAAATAAATGATCTATTACCTCGCCTTCAAGATAATTGCTCATGGCATCTGACATAATTTATTCTCCTACTTTAGAAACTACCTAATTCGGCCCTTCGCCATGTATCAGTTGCTACGCATATGTATAAGTGCCATATCTCACTCGTAAGACCTATCTTCACTTCTCCAAGGGTACATGACTCGGTTGTGCTTGCTGGTTTTGTGTTGTCCCAAAAAACAACAGAATCAGCGGTGTCTATAAAACCGGTTCTAAGATCTTCTGGACTGATCTCTCCTGAATCATTATCTAGCAATAATGCGTTAATTATATTGTTCACTAGATCTGTTTTTGTTCTTTTGGTCATTTTGCGTCCTGTTTATATAGACAAATCCACAGTATTATACACCATATAAAAGAAAACCGCCCCCAAAAAGTTGAGGGCGGTTCTCGTAAACGAAACAGTCTTGTGGACTAGAATGAACCCAGAAGAATGCGTCGGTTGTCAAGCACGGCAAAGCCTAGTTCGGCCCAACCGTAGAAACCGGCTCTTTGGTGACGATGGAGGGCATCATCTTCAAAGATCTGGACTTCCTGCTTAACGGGCATAACGAAGCTGTCGTTACCATTTAGATCAAGACCAACAATCAGTTCAGAGTCGGAACCCTGAAGTGTGCCAGCCAACTGATCTGCATAGAACGTCTGGTATTCTTGACCAGAACCAAGTTCATCCATGTCATGAAGGTTTACACCAAAGACACGGGTGATAACAGCATCGCCATCGCCAGCCAGATAGATCTCACGACGAGTGACTTCATCGATTTGGTCAAGACCCCAGTTACGGATGTCTTCGAGAGCTTCCGGGCTAAGATATACGTCACTCAGGCTACCACGTCGGACAGAACCTGTATTTCCCCCACCATTACGTCGCATGACGGTCTTGAGGAGTGAAATTAGACGCTTGGTAAACTGGCCATTAGCAGCATCACCATCGTAAACGAGGATGTTGCGATCAACGCCAGCGGCGAGCAGCGTATGCCAACCATCGTCATTCATCTTCTTGACGAAGCCAGCTTCAAGAACCTGCATAGCACGACCAACAATATCCCAACGAGCTTCTCTTGCATAACGCAAGAGGTAGTCGATTGAACTTGCAACCGTGTAAGTAGGAACCATAACATAATCGCCTTCCACGGCTCGCTCAGGAATGCGACCATGGCCGGGATTTGTATATGCCACATGGCTGTTCTCTTCACCGGGGGCGAGGAGATCCAGAGGGAACTCTACGCTTGCACCGGGTTCAACGGCCATTCTCTCGAAAATACCGTCAAGAACATCACCAATTAAAACGCCCTGACGAAGAGGCATCTCAAGAGCCTGAGCCAATTCGTGTTGGGCAACAAGAGCTTCCGTCTTATCAGCACTACCAGAGCGCTTGAGAAGATCAAGAAATTGCTCGTCTGGTCTAGTCATTCTACTCATTATTGTTACTCCTTTTCAGGTTAGTTGTTTAGATTACTCTGGTGCTGATGCAGCAGCATCATTATCAACTGGCATTGGCAGGTTGACTTCCACCTTGGCGTAACCATCTTCGTCCTTAGTGGACATGAAACGGCCAATCTGGATGTACTTACCATCAGCAACTTCGGCGGCTGTGGCGATATAGCCAGCAGTGCCATCGTCTACGAATGCGCCAAGTCCAGCGGCTGGAGTACCAGCAATCAGGTTGGTCACAACCCAACCCTTTTTAAGAACACTAACCTTGCCACCCTTTTGGACCTCGTCCTTGTGCCAGTTAATATGCTGGCGAGTAAGGTCAAGGTTAACCACGTCGTTAAGTAGAACGCCAACTGGGAACAGAGCGTTTGTTGCAACGGCATACTTAACCTTTGCACCAGCCTGATCCATAGCGGCTCCAGAACCAACGGTGTCTAGAACTACAATGCCACCGCGCTCTGCGGTGCCTTCGTTGTAGAAAAAAGAAATGTCGGTATCAAGTTCATGTCTATCAGCTTTTAAAGCCATTTGTTTATTCTCCTTTTAAGAGTTTGGATGAGACTCAAATCTCATTAATTTTCTTCTAAGCCTGCTGTGGTATGAAGAACATTCTTAGAAAGCCAGTCACTGACACCCGCTCTAGTCTCACTCACTAGATCAGTATCACCAGTGTCTGTAAGGGCAATCTCTTCGTCTTCTTCGGCTGTTTCCAGAATTTCGGCATCAGCTTCGGCATCAGCTTCGTCTGTAGAATCAGTTGTGTCGTCTGATTCTTCTGTAACCTCTGCCTCTGAAGAAGCGTCAGCGTCTTTCTCTTCTTCATCGTCTTTCTTCTTCTTCTTCTTATCGAAGAAGGGATTACCCTTCATCTTAGAATAAAGAGATACAACTTCGTCAAAGATGTCGTCAGCAGCATCAGAGAACTTCTCCAAAGCTGTCTCGATGTCTTCACCCTCAAGACCAGCCTCAACCAAAGCTGCCTTACGGAGCATGGTCTTGAACTCGGCTTCATGAGCCTGAATCTTGCTATTAGCTTCAGTTAGCTCTTCGTCTTTAGCAGCAAGCTCTTCCTTTGAGGAAGCGAGTGCTTCTTGAGCAGCCTGAAGTTCATTGGACAGACCGTCAATAGCCTGATCCTTTTCAGTAATAGTAGTTTCAAAAGATTCGACGCGAGCCTGAGACTCGGCATCTTTCTTTGCCGCTACTGTTTCTTCGAGAGACTTTGCATCTTCTTTAGCCTGAGCTAAGTCTGACTTTAGTTCCTCGATTTGCTTTTGCAACAGGTCTTCATTAGCCATTGCTACATTCTCCCTTATATCAGAATGAGATATTGAATAGGTTTTACTTCCACGAAACGCATTTAGATTATTCAGAATAACACTTCTGGGATTTGCCGGGTTTCGCACCAAGCCCTTACCGGAAAAAGAAATGTTTTTGAGCAATCTGCCTAATTTGTGTCCTTCGTACTCTCCTTCTCCCCCATATACTCTGAGATGCTTAGTCAAAAAGGCAGAGTCCTCATCTCTGGCAATAATTTTATGTTGACCCTTCGGATTAACAACCGCATAATCAAAACCCCTAAAAAGACATTCCATACTAACAAACCAGTCACCCTGTTTAATTTCTTCAATTATGCTGTCCATTCTCATTTTACGTTCAGGGTCAGCCCAGCTATTATAGAGAACAGCACTAGTAACGATATCAAATTTGTCTGGAAGTTGATCAAAACTTGTTTCGTCTGAAATGTCCACCCCATTTTTATCAATCACTTTATTTCCAGTGATGTGCCCTATGATATCACTTTCATCATGCATAAAATTGAACTGTTTATCTTCTGGGGTATTTCTCGCCTCCCAAACTTCCCTTATATCGAAAACGTCGTCGTTCTTATTCCAGCCCGTTGAAACCAACACTGAGTTTAAATAATAAAGATCAAATTGATCTGGGTTGGACCCTGCTTCGGAACTAAATGCTAATAATTTAGCCTTTTCCTCTTCTGCACTGTCGGGAGAATAGGGTGTGGCTAAGGAAGAGTAAGCGAAGCTGGCATTAGATCGTACTAGATCTTCTATACCGGCATCTACTTCGGCTTGAAATATTTTTACTGTCATGTTTCACCTCTATAAAATATACACCAGAATGAAAAATAAATCAAAATTATCCAAATTAACGGGACATTGCATACGCAGAAATTTGGATCTGGCGCGACTCTTCGAGGCTCGGGTTTCTAATATTAGCTTCAACAAAGTCGTTATTGATGCTAGATATAAGTGAAATTAAAGCAGGATCAGCTTTTAGGTTCTGGTCTAAAATACTTTTGACAACATCGGCGTCGATTTTATCGAAAGGCGAGATGTTGGATAACACACACAGCTTAATATACTCCGCTTCGTCAGTTTCTTGCTTGGTTAACGCTCTAAGATTTTTCTTATTATAGTGCGCTAGTAATGCGGGATTAATAATATCTGAGATTTGCTTTTGGGCCTTAGTAGCCCATAAAAGTGTATTAGCAAAATCAGTGCTTGCAGCAACGCGCGGTTTAACCTCTTTTTGCTTTCTCTTTTTCTGGTCCTTGGCGTTTTTAGGTCTGCCATCTTCGGGTCTACCTTTAGGATCGTATCCTGCTGGATCTTGTTTTTGCTGATTATCAAACTTCTTTTGATCTCTTTCGTCTTGCTTGTCTTGAACCTCCTCTTTCTTTTCTTGAATTTTCTGATCGTTTCGTCGATCATCAGGATCGGTAAAGGGGTGATCTCCAGTTTCATCGCAGGGTACGATTCCCACATCTTCTGGAGCAATAAGATCCTTCTGGAGGGCAATCTTTTCGAGGTCGTTGCGGTGCTGTGGATTATGATAGGGACCAGATTTCTGAGGCATTTTCTCATTTTGACGCTCTTTAGCTTCACGCTTGATTCTAATTTTCTCGATATCCGGCACTTCTCCAAACCTTTCTTGAACAGTCTCGGCGCTAATGATGTCCCTATCTGCCAACTGAATCAAAAGATTCTTTTCTGAGGATTCATCAGATAAAGTCATTTGATCAAAATGCACAGTCGCGGGAAAACGAAAACCCATCGCCTTTTGAATTATCTCTATCTCTTGACGCCAAAAATTCAATAAGATATTTCTACCATATTCCAACCTCTCAAGTAAAACCCTAAGAGAGATGAAGTTGTTGGTAAATCCACCGCTACCTCCGCTTGCTAGCCCCGTCAAGGTGGGAGGAATGCCCAGCCCGGCATAGATATTGGTAAGAACCGGTTGATATTTTTCAGACCCAAGAAACTTGTAGACTTGAGTGTTTGATTCTTTAAAATCAATTTCTGGACCCCATACCAGATCCATTGTGCCCCCGCCAACATTTCCAGCCAATATGTTTCTTAATTTGTTAATCGCACCCTTGGTGGGGAGAATTTTATTCTCTAAATCTCCGATCCGCCAAAGTCGAATATTAGAAATAGCTCCATCTAAAGCAGAAATGTCTGCCAGCTTCATTTTTTCCAACATTAAAATATCGTCCAAGATGGCGTAAATCATAGGGTTGGCCCATGTTAGCCAATCGTCTTTTTTGTAATAGAACACGGAAGTTTTATCTACGTCCAATGGAAGAATACTAATCCCTTGCTTCACCGCCTTGAGAACATCGGCAGGTAGTTGAGCTAGCAATCTCTGATGGTAGGGATTTTTGCTGCCGTTTGTAATGTGTCGTTTTAGAAGATTGGATATCTTCAAAGCAAACTGCGGCTTGCCAACAAAAGTAGCAAGCTCTTGACCTAATACCTCTACGGACATCGGGTTGAGGAAATCATACTTCCAAGGTATCTCTCTTCTGTTTACTTTGACAGACTCTGGAACTATGTCAGCTTTTCCAGATGATCTTCTAAGCTCCTCTTCTATTTTTTTAGTTAACTTGGCGGTCCTTCTTTTGAGAATTACATTGCCCGTTCTGTAGAGAAGGTTTAAAAACCGTTCCGACCTTTCCTTGCCATTTATCTTAATAAACCATGCCTTGTAAAATTTTTCAATCCTTTTGTTGGGATGAACTAAATTAATTCCTTGGCATGCAAAATCACCCATTAAATCAATAACGTTTCTAACAAGGCCGACGCGGTCATAAGCCGCCATGCACATACGTATAGCGTCTTTTTGTTTTTGTGGAACCGATTCGCCACTTCTAAATCTGTCATAATCACGTCTGTCAAATCCAGTTCTAACAGAAATATTCGGCTCTATATCAAGAAAAGACCTACGAGCATAAGCTGAAGATTTCTGTATGCCGTCATAATCGTCAAGAATGCCTTGCACGTTAGCAAGCGCTTGCTCTTTGCTAGATTCGTCACTCCAAGTAACAAATGCGGCTTCGGCTCTGTCTTGGTCTGGAATATTGTTTGGCATTTCGATT